TCAGAATCGGGACTGACCGCCCATACATCGTACTGCATTCTGGATCTCCATTAGGTTAAAGGGGGCTTACGCCCCCTCGCAAAATCTTACGGAGTCAGGCTGCTGTACAAGGCGATGTACTTGGTGGTCCCACCTACATTGACCGGGATATAACCCACCTGTGACGAGACCGTGCCGGAGACGTTTCCCGTCGCCAGAGTGGTGCTGCCGATTACGAGGGTGGTCGCGGTCACGATGGTGGCCGAAACGTCGCCAATAAAGCCGTTATCGGACTCAACCGGACCGGAGAAAGTTGTACGAGCCATTTTAAAACCTCACATGCGAGTTGCCCATCAGTCTGCATGTCGTCAGCCGGGTCTGTCTGATGGGCTGGTTTACCCCGGAATAAAGAATTTATACGCCTGCAGATTTAAACAGTCAATAAAAAGGGGCTACAGGTTTTTTACGCCTGCAGCCCCAATTGCTAGCCTATCACTCTCTAGGACAGCCTGAATATATATCAGGCCGAACCCGGTGAGCCATAGATGCCGAGCGGGTCAGACACGCCGAACGAATAACGCTCGCGAGCCTTGTACCGCACGTTGCCGGTGTCGAAGTCGCCATCCATGCTCGTCGTCATCGGCGTACGCACGAAGTGCTTCATGCCATTCGGTACGTCCGTGATGATGAAGAAGGCATTGGTGTCGGTCAGGTAATGGTTGACCGCATAGCCCTCAGGGATAGCGCCCATGTTCCGGATCGCGTTGATGTCGTTGTCGGCAGTCGCCGTACGGAGAGTGGTCTCCATGAGGCGCTCTGCCACGAACATCAACTGAGACGGAACAACGAGACGGCGCGGGCGGGCCGCAATGAGGAGGCCACGCTCGTCTTCGAAGTTCGCAATCGCAATGATCGCGTCTTCCAGCGAGGTCTCATTGAGGTCAGCACCGACCGTCGGACGGTTCGCGTTCGTGCCACCGGAGACAAGGGGATGCGCCGTGCTGAACAGGGTCACACCGTCGCCCGACTGGAACGTGGTGAAACCGTTGTTCAGGAGAGCCGCCGCCTTGACCTGCTTGGTGTTCGCCATACCGCGAGCCAACGCCTTGGTGTAACGAGCAGAGAGTTGGTCATAGAGGTTGTCCTCCATGGCTTCCTCAGTGATCGAAAAGCCCATTGCGATGGTTTCGTGGTTGTAGCGAGCGGTGAACGCTTCCTGAGCGTTGTCGTAAGCAATGGCAGCACCTTCGGCCTTAACCGGGGCAGTACCAAAACCGGACAACTTGACTTCCTCTTCGAAGGCTTTCTCCGAAGTCTCGGTCTCATAGATGAGCGTATGCTCATCCTCATACTTGGCATACTCCAAGCCGAAGAGCGCGTTAAGCCCCGGCAGGAGTTCCTTCAACATTTGTGCGCGTGAAATAGCCATTTTTTAACTCCTAGTTATCCGGTGCCTTACTGCCCAGACGTGCTGCTGTAGTAGGCGTGAACAAGGAGATTGGCCTTGACCAAGATCTCCGGGTACACGGTGAATACCACAGTTGCGCCAGACGGGATGGAAGTGACTCCGCCCGGAACGGCAACAGCCGCATTCAGCACGAGAGAAGTCGAACCTGCCGCATACGAGGTGGGCAAGAACGAACCCGTCTGAATCAACTGACCATTCGAAGCGTAGTACGCCACGCTAGTACCTGCCGGGAGTGCATCCGTCAGACCCGCACCCGTGAGGGTGAGCGTGGTCGTCTCAGACGAACCCGTCGCAGTGTAACTATAGGCCGTGTCCTCAACGACACCGACGCAACGAACCGGGAGGATCGTCGTGACCGGGGTCGCCGTGGGGGCCAGCACCGCATTCTTGGAGTTGCCGGTGTTCACGTTGCCCGTGTTGTTGATCATCGACAAGTTCGCGCCCACGAGAGCATACGAACCCGACGCGACCGCCGCAGTGGCAGAGCAAACAACCGCCTTGAACACGGTGTCCGGATCATCACCGACGTACGCAATCGCATCACCAGCCAGCACAGAGGCGGGCCAGTACTGCGAGAAACGCTTCGTCTTGGTGACCGGGTCCGTGTAGGAGCAGCCCAAGAAGATACCGTCAAACTGCGCCGAGCCGGTTCCCGTAGAAACCGTAGCGCGGGTGACAGAACCACGAAGAACCTTCACGAAATCACCGTAGAAGATATCCGTGGCGTAGCCGTATTGAATCGGCAGGGCACGGGTCGAACCCGCGAACACCTGCCCGCCGATCAGGTTGATCGGCTTCAGGCCGTAAGGGCCTGAAACTTCAGTTCCAGATGCCATTTGAGATTACCTCACAATAAGTTTAAACGATTTGATGGTGTTAACCACGTCCAAAGGTTGTGCGCGTTGAACGCTCCGGATTGAGGAGCGGCATACGCGGATCATTTTCTCGCAGATAACTGCGATCCACGCCATCAATCTGTCTGTCCGAAACTTCTTGGAAGTACTTCTGCCGTTGCTTCATCTTCTCTTCTGGGGCCTTGCAGAGCAGCAAGCCACCGACTTCGACATTCCCTTTGAACTGAGAATTGATGTCAGACATGATCTTCAACTCAGGATGATCTTCTGCCTTGACAGGTTCCCAGCCCTCACGGAACTGGCGAGAGACGTTGGTGTTGTCAGCACGTCCCAGTGAAGAAGTACGAATCCAGCGAAATACCCAGCCATCTTTCGGCTCAGGGACTGGCAGCGCGGATTGCGGCACCCAAGAATCGTTAGGACGAGACTCGGCTTGCCGGTCTACACGAATGTTGCGCTCATTAGCCATTTGAACTCTCCTTAATGAGTTGTTTGGCGTACTGCTCCGGGGTTAGGCCAAGTCTCCTAGCGAGGGAAACTTGTGTGGCAGACAGTTGGATTTTGCGCGGTTTCGCACCGTTACTCCGATTGGAGGGGGCTACTACCGTGGAGGGGGGCTTTTGGGACGGAGCGGAAGTGACTTGCACATCCTCTTCGCCAAAGTAAGTTGGGAAATGCGAACGCATGGTAGCGTCGATCTCTTTGAAGTACTCGTCTGATTCGGGCTGTACGCCTTTGAATCGTACCAGTTCTTCATGGGTCGCATAGGCCAGAGCGGTCATCTTGAGGTGTTGGGGGTTCCCAAACCAAGGATTGCGCTGGGTCCATGCGATGGTTTTCTCAGTCACCCTCGGGGCTTGGGGTTGCTGATAAACAGGCTGCTGAACCGCTGTTTCTTGCGGCTGGGGTTTTGGTCGAGACTGAAGGTTACGTTCGTATCTTTCAGCCTCCCGGAACTCCGTCTGTGCATTCAGCAGACTTTCCTGAGCAGCGATGATCTTTTCAGCGTCACCCTGCTCGTAGGCTTCTTTGTAGCGGGTCTTGGCTTGCTCAAGGGCGATGTTCGCCTTGGATTTGATCTGCTGTACGAGTGCGCTCTCACCCCGCTGGATGAGGCTTTCGTACTGCTGATTTTTCTGTGCAAGTTGCTGTGCGAACTGGATGGCTTCCTCACGCATGCGCTCCGCAGCCTCACGCTGACGGCGCTCTTCGTGCTGTTCGTACTTCAACTTGTTGATGCGGTCACGGACTTTCTTGCCGTAAGAGGAGAGTTCCTCATCAGACTCTTCGACAGAGTCCGCCGCCTTGAGAGGTTTTTTCGGGGTGTCGTCTACGATCTCCAGTTCCACTTCATCGGTGACTGGCGTAGGCGCTTCTTCCTTCTCAGGTGCCCCCACCTGATAGGAGACCCCGAAAAACTTATCTTCCTTCGATGTCTGTAACTCGCTCATGCTTTCACCACTCCCCTCGGATCTTCAACGATGGCCTCAACGGAATCATCGTTGATCAAACGGAACTCTTTGCCATGTACCTTGAAGCGCGTACCGGAGTAGGACCGCATCATGATCCAGTCCCCTTGTTTACAGTACGGACCTGAAGGGAATCGCTCGGGGGATTTGTATGCATCGGGACCCATCTCTAGGACGAACCCGACGATGCTTCCAATCTCTTCGGCTTGAAGAGTTTGCGAAGCCTTGATAATGCCCCCTTCGGTCTTCTCCTCAGGGTCTGGAAGTGCAATGAGTAGTTTGTAACCTGTGGGTTTCGGTAACTGACTCGCTAGTTTTTCAGACATGTTTCCTCGCACCGGGAGTTTAAACGTGCCCGGAGTCACGCGCACCGCAAAATGCGGAGATGTTTAATCGTCATCAATTTGCTTGGTTAAGTCAAGCAATTCTCTCTCTGCTAACGCTAGACCGTGTATCACGCCACAACACCTCTTGTAGTCGGCGTAATCAGTACACGCGCCTCCGGCGATGTGATCGGCCATCTCGTTCATCTGACTGCGGATCTGTTTCCGCAGGAAATCAGCGAGATTGTGGTGGCTTGCGCTCTGCATTCAGAAGTTCCCGTGCAATCTGGACACCTAACTTGGCCCCTTCGACCTGATCCCGAGAAGCAATTTCCTTGCTCTGGAGTTCGGCTTGGGTGTTGGTGCTGGCGATTTGAACCCCGAGACGCGCACCTTCGATGCGCTCTTGGGCCTTGAGTCGTTCCTGTTCGGACTGCATCCGCATCTGGGCCTTCTGCATATCGGCCTGAATCTTGGCCATGTCGGCTTGGGCCTTCTGCTGGATTTCCTGTGCGCGGAGTTGCAGTTTCTGCATCTCCATCTGCAGGACCGGATCTTGGGCTTCTTGCATCTGCTTCTGCATCTGGGCTTCGGCCTGATCGCGTTGCAGTAACTGGTTGGCAGCGGGAGCCACCAACTGGGAAATGCGATATTCGATGTCCTCTGGGAGGGGTTCCCCCGGAGGAGGCAGTTTGACCCCGAGTTCTTTTTCGATCTCGGATCGGTATTTAAACGCCAAATGCTCGGCCATGTGAGCCGCCAATGCGCCTTGCATGGCTTGGGCATTGGGAGATTGACCGATCATCTGCTGCAGTTTCGGGTCCTGCATGAAAGCCATGTGGGTCTGGATATGGGCTTCATGGTCCTGATAGATGAACGCCTTGATCGGCTGGTTGTTGAGAAGTCTCATGTTCTCGCTGACCGGGTCGGTCGGCGGGATCTCCTCCTCAACCTTGACGATCTCGCTCGCGTCTTGAATACCCAAGGTATCCAACATCTGACGATGCAAGAGCGGCATGTTGTACATCTGCGGTGCCGAGCCAGCCAGTTGTAGCGCGGCTTGGTATTTCATGATCCGCTGGGCCATGGTTCCCGCATTGGGATCTGACACCGGAACAATATCGATCCGGTCATCAAAATCCTGCGCGGTGAGTTGTTTGCCCTTGATGTCGTAGGGATATTCACGAGGACCGTAGTCTTTGACGAGGTTCGCGAGGATCTTCAGTTCCTTCTTCATCGATGCGTGTAAACGCGCCTGCACGGCGCTTTGTACCTTCATCGATCTTTCCAACAAGGCAAGGGTGGTTCCCACCGGAGCCTCGTTGTTCATGTCCGCCACCTTCATGTCGGACTGCGAAGCGAACCTTCTACCTTCCTCAACGATGTTCCCAAGCAAACTATAAAGAACACCGGAGGGTTCTTTGTAAGGCAGGAAGGTAATGTTTTCTTTTAAGGTTCCAGACGGAATGTCCACATCACGGAACTCACCCGGCATGATGGGTGTATCGTCGCCTTTGATCCGGAGTCCGCGAGTCTTCAGTCCGCCCGGAAGATTGGAAAGGGTTCCCGCATCTACCAATTGGCGGAGAATGGAGGTCGCGGATTTGGCAAGACCGCCCACAATATGGACGAGTCCGAAGCCATAGAACCCCAGACCCGGCAGATAGACGTAGTGAACAAAGTGCTGACGGCGCTTTTTAATCGGGTCGCCTTCGTACCAGTTTCTGCGGATCGACAGAACCGTTCTGGAACCTTTATCGATGGTGATGACATACGGCAACGCAATGCCGGTGGGTTCCCCGTCAATGGTGTCTTCAAAGCCGGGGAGGTCGTAATCAATCAACATCTCTAGCAGGGTGTGCCTGCCATCGATATCCATCGACGCATCGCCGGTCATCTTGTCGTATTTCTTTTGGATATCGGTGATATCTGGCGCAGCGGGCGGCAGATCGACATCCACATAAAACCCAGAAACTTGAAGTTTGCGAACTTCGTTCGGGGTCTTCTTCATCACATGCGTGGCACGTTCGCAGGTGTAGAGATCCGGGGTTCCATACGAAACCACGAAATCCTCTGCGGGAACAAAGATCGATACGAACCGACCTAAGTTCGGATCGTAATAGACTTTGCGAAACGCAGAACCGGCAATGGCCAATGAGAAGAGCATCTTCTCCGTTTCGGATCGATACTCACTCATATTCTCCGTGAGGAGATAGTTTAAATAGTCTTGGACGCGCATGGCCTGCTGTGCGCGTTCCGGGGTTTGTTCACCCAAGATCTTGGTTTCAACCGGCCCTCTGGGCGGGAAGATTTCCTGAATGGCTTGGGCTTGGAAACGAACCACGGCTTCGGAGAGCATCGGGTGAAAAACGCCACAGGCCCCAGTCCATGGTTGTGTGCGCTCTTCGATCTTCAGTCCTAGAAGATCCAGACCTTTTAGATAAGTCTGTTCCCACTCCTTTCGGGAGTCTTTGTCTGCTTCAAACAAAGCCACCAATTCGGTGGCTATGCTGGAGAGAGTACTCTCATCAACGTATTCAGCGAGGTTGTCGTCATGGGCGGCGATCTGTTGCTCAGGTCCGAGTTGCAGTTCAACACCACCATCGGGCAATTCCACCATGATGGAATCGTCTTCCGGGGGAGCCACTGAAATCTCCATCCCCTGCCCTTGCGTCATGAAGGGCATCAATGCGCGATCAACCGCCACAGCGACTCTCCTTAGAGATCGGTGAACCTGCCGCCTTTCACAGCAGCACCCATTCCCCGAGCAACGCCCTTGGTTCCCAACGAACCACCGCCATACATCTTCATCGGACGCTTGGCTCCGGCCACCATGACCGGCTTGCCCATGCCCGACATCTTACCTTTGAGTTTGTCCTTCGGCTGCTTGCGACCCTTAGGAGCCTCAGCCTTCTCAGACATTGCAGTGCGACCTTTCATTAGTAGTACTCCGCTTTGCGTCTATAAACAGGCTCATCCTTTGCGTCGGATGGAAGAGGGAGAAAACCTCCACGCCGATATCTCAGGAGAGCCTGCGTTCCTGAGTCCACATAGTCATCATGCTCTCCGGCTGGAAAGGATGCAAATTCTTCTACCACTTCCTCTGCGAACCTTGTTTGCGGTCTCCAGATCCGACCGCTAGAGAATAAATCCGCCACCGCATTCACGCGAGCGATCTTGTCGTTACCCCGAGAGGGGGTGTATTCGGCTACCGGAATACCCATCGCCCTTAATTCAAAAATCAAAGGGGTTCCAGCCGCCTTGGCTTCGACGATCAAAGCCTCCGGTTTCCAGTATTGATAGAGTTCGTAGGCCCGCTTCTTGAGTGTGGGGAACTCCATCTTCTCCTTCAGGGCATCCATCAGGATGAGATTGGGCTGCATGGCTCCGTTCTCGTCCGGATGGTAGAACACCCCCCAAGTCGTGCAGGCGGAGTAGTCCGAGCGTTCCTTTTTGAGAAAGGCGGTGTCCCATGACTGGATCAAAAACTGACACTGTGGGGGATTTCGGGGTTCCCAGACCTTCCACCACTCGCGTTTAATCAGTGCGCCTTCTTCGGAGGTGGGATCTTGCTGGTACTGGGCCTGCCATTTGTGAATCGGGATTTCGTTGCGGATGGCTTCTAGTTCTGCGAGGGGCCAGAACTCCGGCCAGAGGGGTTGCCCCGAGGGCATGATCGCTGGGAACTCAATCACCTCCCATTCATCGACCCCTTCTCGCATGGCAGAGGCTTTTAACACCTGTCCCACCAAGTCTCTTTTCGACCAACGGGTACAGATAATGACGATAGCCCCGCCCGGTTGGAGACGCTGACGGGGTCCGGAGGTGTACCACTCGTAAGCATGGTCAAAAACGGTGGGATCGGAGGACTGACCCTCCTGTTCATCATGGGGGTCGTCAATGATCAGCAAATCGGCACCCTTTCCGGTCACCGCACCACCGATACCAATGGCGAAATACTCCCCGCCCTTGGAGGTACTCCATCTTCCTGCGGCTTTGGAATCGGCCCGAAGACCGACATCGGGGAAAACAGCGTGGTAATCCTCCGAATCCACCAAGTTTCGGACTTTTCGTCCAAAACCTACCGCGAGTTCTGCGGTATGGGAGGTCTGGATCACCTTCTTGTGTGGGAACCGTCCTAAAAACCATGACGGAAACAGATATGACCCGAATTCTGACTTGGTATGCCGAGGTGGCATGCAAATGATGAGACGTTTCAGTTTGCCGGAAGCGATCTCCTCAAACTTCTCCCCCATGATCTTGTGATGTCTGCCTGAAATGAACCCCGGCCACATCTTATTCACGAAAGGAATGAACTTTTCCCGACAGGCTTCCTTGGATTTAGCCTGTTCGTACTCGTCTAAGAGACGAAGAATGTCTTTTTGCTGATCGAAGGGTAACTGTTTGACTTTATTGAGTATTTCAGGGGTTATGTTCACTCAGAAGGAACCTCAAAATGCAGGGACAATAGCCCCCGTTTCATCATGTTTAGGATCATTATGATCCTAACACTACCCCTTATCCCCTATATCCCGGCTGGGGTACCCTTTGGAGTACCCCTTGCCGAGGCTGTTCCTCAAGTTTTCCTAAAAATCATTCCGATTGTATCATGTTTTATCCTATTTGTCAATAAAATTTCTGAAATTTTTGCAGAAATTTTTTGCGAATGGGACTCCGGAACCAATTTCTACAAAAAATCTACGGGAACATGGGAACCGTACATCACTAACCCATGCAAACAGGGGTAGGGTATGTGTTGTAAGAAAGCAACAGTAGTGGAAAGTAGGGAGATTGTTTGAGGGGAATCGCATGTATAGGCACACACGGGTACTGTCGCTGCAAAAGGGGGGTCGGCACCTCGTTTTTCGCTGCGTTTACACGCAAACTTAACCACGACACCCCGTTTAAATTCAATGAGTTACGCTGGAACCTGCAGCGTCATGCTGATCATCCACTACGTTTACACGCTCCGAAGGCGCTGCATCCTCACTGGGAACCTCTGCGGAAGCCTGAGGCCGCACCGAAGGCTGCAGCAGTGCAGCAAGCCTAGCCTCTAGTTCAGCCGCTACCAGTTGCGACGGACGTTCGCGGTGATCCTCGACAACGTCGCGGTATAGGCCGCATGCCTTGCCCAGTAGTTCAGCAGCCCTCAACTGGGAACTGGTCGCAGACTCGTCACCTTTGCTCCACTTGCGGAGCAGGGAGACGAGCATGTCTCTGTCTGAAACGGTAGTGACCTCCACTATCCTGCGCTTCTCAGCCGCTAGCGCCTCCATGCATGCCTTGACCTTGCCGTCCACCATCAACTCTGCCGCACGTCGCTGCACACTGGCGGGTTTCATGTTCTCTGCGTCATACGAATTGCGGTAAGCCTCAGCGATGCCCATGCCGTTGATGACATTCTCAGCGAATTTCCGCTGTTTTACTGTCAACCCGTATTCATCTGTCATGCCTGCCATTGTGCGTTTTGCCCTTGTTTTACCGTGTAATTGATAATCTTTGATCATGTATAGATCATGATCGCTCACCAATCCTACCTTCTGACCCGTTTAACCGCAAACTAAATTCGACCGATAATCAATGACTTAGTGATCAATTGGTCGTGTAAACGAAAAAAGTTGTTGCATTGTGTATCTGTATCAGTATGATTGCCAACACGCGGCCCCCAGACAGCCGCAGCCGGTAGGCGAATAAGAGAGGTTCTGGTGTCGG